AAAAAGCACGCTACGGGAAAAGGCAACGCGAGCAAGGAAGACATGATCGCTGCCATGGTTGGCATGGGCTATCAGGTAACAGATGACAACGTAGCAGACGCGCTATCGCTGCTGCACTGGGCACTATCGGAGGTGGACAATGCTTGAGACTGTATTGATCGTGGTCGCGCTGATGTTGATTGGCGTGATGGTCGGCGTGTTTGTGGCCATAGCGCTGATAAACAGCTGGATGGACAGGGACGACTGATGCACATTAGTTACGTGAAGATTGTCAGAGATGACGAGGGCACGGTCATTGATACGCAGGAGGCCAACGGCGAGATGCGCAGGCTCAACTACCAGATCGAGGTCTTGAAGGCTGCGCTCGAGATCGAAATGGATCGTGTCTACGACTTGAAGGAACTACTGGACGAGGTGCGCCGGTTGGCCTTTGAGCTCAACGAGGAAGTCTTGAGGGCACACATATGAAGTGCCCGATCTGCAGCACGTGGACGTCAATCAAAGAGACACGCAAGCGAGAGAACAACATTACAGTGCGGCGCTATGAGTGTGCCAACCTGCACACATTCAAGACCTCTGAGCAGATCACCCAGATCTTGGACGCTACACACATGGAGCAGCTCAAGTTAGCCAGGCTAGAAAACCTAGCCAAGGCCAGCAGGAGCCGCAAGAAGGCAAGCAATGCATGAAGAGGAAGTACATCTATCGCAAGGCAAGCAACGCGCCGTCACCCAGCCTGGAATGCCTGCTGATGGCGTGTGGGCGAGAGTTGTTGACGACTTGGGAAGTCTTGCGGGACAAGGAGTTGATCGAGAGGCATCTAAAGGCGCTAGACGGTCGATATGGCGCAAACGCAGAGGCCAAGGTCAGAGCGTATATGCACGAGATAAAGAAGAATGAGCGCAGTGGCTGACAATGTGGTGAGCTTTGAGATACCAAAGCCACCAAGGCTGAAGTTGAAGGAGGCACCACCAGACCAGCGCAAGTTAGTAGTGCTGCCAATCAAGGCGGTCTTTGACCTGCGACTGCATCACGGCGCAGTGAGAGTGCTGGCAGCGCTGTGTAGTTACTGCAACAGAGCCGGTATCACATGGGTGAGCCAGACAAGGCTAGCCAAGGACTTGAGCATCACCCAGCAAGCGGTATCTAAGCAGTTCAAGCAGCTGAGAGAGTGCGGCTACCTGGAGACAGTAAGGAAGGGGTTTAAAGGAGAGAGGACAGACACGCTACGGGTTATCTTTGGCGCAGACATAGACGCAGAGACAGCCATAGCAGTGACGAGCAGTATCGAGGACACTAGAACACCACAGATGAAAAGGGAGCAAGACATGCAAGCAGACAAACCAGAGCCAGCAGCAGGCAAGCGCAAAGTAGTCAAAAAGAGTCAACCAAGGCGTGGACAACCTGTGCATAAGATACCTAGCACTAACAACCCGCAGGTTGTGCAGCAATCACAACCTTATCACAACGTAGAGGTTGTAGATAACACAGAAGAAGACATGAGAGGTCTACTTGTAATAAGTAAACATGTAACAAGTAAACTTCTTAAAGAGAAAGAAGCAGACATGTTAGTTCTGAACAACTTAGAAGTTAACGAGTTGAAGTCGGATGGCATGACAGCCAAGCAGATCGCTGACAGCATCGACACGCTGCTGGCGCTGTACAAGGCCGAGGGCATCACACCCACATCCAAGGCCTTGATGGCTGGCATACGTCAATTGCAGGCAGACACCAGATGATTGAATGCCATCTCCGCGGGTTCTATGGTACCTACAAGGCACGATCTAGGGTCGGTCTAGGCAAGGGTAGCCACTCGACCTCTCAGCGCCTTGTAGAGGCTCTGGCAGATACCTGTGCAAAGACCAAACGAACGTATGGATTGTGCACAAGCAAAGGCACGGCACATGTGCAAGGCGTGGCAGGCAGGCAGCGCCTGCAGCTGGCCAAGCAAGAGGCACCCTTGCCCCCCGCCCCCTACGGTAGCGTAGCGGGGGCACTACCCAATTTTTCCTGTCTTTTTCCTAGAAGACTTTTCCCCTGTTTTTAACCAAGGAGTTGTATGACTGATGATCGTGAAATAAAGCCTAGTGAGGGCAAGTGCTGGAAGAACGCTGAGAAGACTGAGTCTTGGCATGGCGACTACAAGGGCACCTTTGTGATGCCAGATGGGACTAAGCACTTCCTTGACCTGTATGTGAACAAGATGGCTGATGGCCAGGCTTGGTTCAAGATCAAGGTGGGCAAGGCCAAGACTGCGCAGGCACAACCGCAGGCTATGGATGTGCATGACTTGATGGCACATAAGTTTCCTGAGCCCAAGGCCAAGGTAGCTTTGCTTGACGAGGATATACCTTTCTGATGGCACGGGTTAAATCTCGCTTATCTGAGCAGATCCCTAGTGTGAAGAACTGGGGTGGTGTGCGCTCGATTGAGAGGCGATTGGAGCGCAGTGCTACGCTTGAGAGCAATCGTGAGGCTGTGGCCTATGCGTTGCTGTCTATGGCCAACACAAAGATCACAGACATCATGAGCTGGGATGAGAGTGGCAATGTGACTGTGAAGGCTAGCCACTTGATACCAGAGCATGCGTTGCACGCGATTAAGTCTATCAAGGTCAACAGCAAGAAGGACTCCGATGGCAATGTGTACTCCACGCTTGACATTGAGTTGTATGACAAGGTGGGCGTGCTGCGGTTGCTGGCCAAGGCTAGTGGACTGCTTGATAACCCAGATGATGGCAGCAGTAAGCCATCTGTGATTGACATCAATGTGGTGGCACCGAGGGGTGAGACATGATGGATGAGTACGACATTGAGGAGCTCAAGGCGCAGGACAGGCACGAGCGTAGGCATAGGAGTATGCTTATGGCTCACCCTAGCTGCAGGGATCCAGATCACCCAGGCTGCGACTTATGTGAGGAGGTTGACGATGATGAAACAGCACATAACTGATGACCACCCAACTGTGCGGGTGTTCCCGCGCACGCTGCAGGAGGCCTATCCCAAAGAGTACGTCAATGAAGACATCATTACTGGACCGCACCGAGATCCACCACTAAGTGACTTTGCAATACTCCTGGCGCTTATTGCTGTGGTGAGCTTTTTCTTTTACATGTTTAACAAATACATCTGGATCTGAGCGTGAAAACAAAAGAGCATTCAACTAAAGCTATTCCCGTTGGTGGGCTAAACCTCGACTTCAGCGAGTCGCCTGTCATCTATGACTTTATCCAGAGTAAGAACTTTGTGCAAGGCATCATGGGGCCGGTGGGATCTGGCAAGAGCTATGGGTGTGCGGCCAAGATCTTTATCAAAGCTGTGCAGCAAAAGCCCTCACCCATTGACAACATACGCTACTCGCGCTGGGCTATTGTGCGAAATAGCTACCCCATGCTAAAGACCACCACGATTAAGACATGGATAGACCTCTTTCCCGAGAGCACATTTGGTAACTTGCTGTGGACACCGCCTATCACACACCACATCCGACTGCCAGCTCGAGGTGAGGCCTGCGGTATTGACTGCGAGGTGATCTTCCTCGCCCTTGATCAACCTAAAGATGTACGCAAGTTGCTGTCTTTGGAGCTCACCGGTGCTTGGGTCAATGAGGCTAGAGAGCTACCCAAGGCAGTTATTGACGGGTTGACCCACCGTGTTGGCCGATACCCTACCCAGCGAGATGGCGGCGCCTCATGGCACGGTATCTGGATGGACACCAACCCGTGTGATGATGATCATTGGTATCACCGCATGGCTGAGAAGGAGAAGATGAGCGGTCCACACGCCTGGAAGTTCTTTCGACAGCCTGGCGGCGTGGTGCCTGTAGACGTAGATCACCTGCCGGAGAACCCAGAGGCCAACGATCATGTCTTTGCGTCTGGCAAGTGGTGGAAAGTTAACCCCAAAGCAGAGAACATACACAACCTGCCAGCAGGCTACTACCAGCAAATGCTGCTTGGCAAGAATTTAGACTGGATCCGCTGCTACGCCGGTGGCGAATACACCTATGTGCAGGAAGGCAGACCCGTCTGGCCAGAGTATGAAGACTCGACCATGTCGGGAGAGACCGAAATCGACCCCAATGTGCCCATC